CTTGCATTAATTATTCTTGGCGTTAGCATAGCGCCATGACGCAGGACTAATATTGAATTCGGAGATTAACAATGGAAACTTTAACCACACAAGAACTAGAAATTTTAGGCGTTCACACAGAACAACAGGCACATGAAATGGGCTTGTTGGACAGTTGTGCTACATAGGTCGACTCAGACATGATTGACTTCATGAATGCATTCCAAGATGCAGTTACCTTAGCAATTTAAAATAGGAGAAGAAAGAATGAAACTAAGCACAAAAACTATCGCAGTTCTTAAGAACTTTGCAACCATTAACAATAGCATGTTGTTCCAAGAAGGCAAAGAGCAACACACAATCAGTCCAACAAAGAATATCTATGCATCAGCAACACTAGAGGAAGAATTTCCTTCAGAGTTTGGCATTTATGATGTGTCTGAGTTCCTTAACACATTATCTTTGTTTGATGAGCCAGAACTACACTTCCAAGATAAGCATTTAATTATCACTGATGGTAAAACTCGTTGTCGTTATAACTTTAGTCCTAAGAATGTTATCATTTATCCAACACAAACACCTAACATGCCAGACTTTGATGTTGAGTTTAACTTGGCAGAAGAAAACTTAGCTAAAATTCAAAAAGCTGCAGCTGTTATGGACTTGCCAGATGTATGTGTTACATTGAAAGATACTACACTAACACTAGAAGCATCCGACACACAAAACGATGCAACCAACACTTATGATATTGAAGTGGGCGACCACACTAACGACACAGATAAAGTTAATTTTGTATTCCGCACAGAAAACTTGAAAATGTTGCCTGGTGAATATGATGTTAAAATTACTAATCCTGCTGGTCATTTTGTTGGTTCTGATATTGAATACTACATTGCACTAGAACGTTCATCAACTTTTGAAGGTGGCGAGTAAGTGTTAGAACAAAAACACGCAGGTCTTTGGGTGGAGAAATACCGCCCAAAGACACTTAGCGAATGTATTCTTCCTGAGCAAACTAGAGCTATCTTTAATCAATATGTTAAAGATGGTGAAATTCCTCACTTATTATTCTCGTCGAGCCCTGGCACCGGGAAAACGACCTGCGCGAAAGCATTGTGTAATGACATTGGTGCAGATCACATTTTAATAAACGCCTCACTAGATAGGAGTATTGATGTAGTACGAACTAAAATTGCACAATATGTTTCTACTGTGTCTATGTCTGGTAACACTAATAAAAAGATTGTTATCCTAGATGAGTTTGATAACTTTGGTGTTGTTGGTATGAATGCATGTAAAGCATTCTTTGAAGAGTTTTCTGATAACGCTAGGTTTATCTTGACAGCTAACCATGCTAACCGTATCATTGCGCCACTACATTCTAGGTGTGCTGTTATTGACTTCAATACAAGTGCAAAAGAAGCACCTAAGATGCAGATGGGTATGTTTAAGCGCATATGTGATATTCTAAAAGAAAACAATGTTGAATATGAACAGAAAGTTGTTGCAGAGTTAGTTAAAACATTCTTTCCAGACTTTCGACGTACATTAGGTGAACTACAACGTTATTCTAAAACTGGTGCAATTGACACTGGTATTATGTCTAGCTTATCTAATGTTAATATTGACACTGTTATTGGGTACATGAAGGATAAAAACTTCCGCGATCTCAGAAAATGGGTCGAGGATAATGCGGATAGCGACCCTGCTATGATATTTGACCAGATGTATGATGCGTTATATACTGCTCTAAAGCCGCAGAGTGTACCACAAGCAGTTTTAATTATTGCGGAATACCAATACAAGTCTGCAATGGTTGCGAGCCAAGAGATTAACACTACAGCTTGCTGTGTTGAAATAATGTCTGAATGTGAGTTCAAATGAAACTAACAAAGAAAGAACAATACCTACATGATTGTGATGACGTTATTCGGTTAGCTAAATGTTGTAAGCGCGATTGTTTGGAAGATAATGATATGAAGCCTATCACCTTTTCTTGCTCTACAGAAGAAGGTATGTTGTTATTCACTACACACAAAAGCGATTCTCGCCACATTGTTTTGACAGCTAACACATTGTTGAAGAAGCTACTCTGATGCAAGACATATTTGGTAATGACGTAAACGAAATCGTTGAAGAAGATATCCAACGAAAGAAGTATTCTCTCTTTGGCGATTTCGTGCCTGACTTAACTATAGAGAAGAAGAACTTGCTTAGGTTAGATGACCAAGCACATAAGGATTACACACCTTATATGTTAGCTAAGTTCTTCTCTATGGGACAAGGTGGTATATTTTATGCAAATGAAGTGAACCGCCTTCCTAATATGAGTAAACAAATGTCTTATGATTTCTTTATTCATGCTATTAGGAAAGGTAAGCAATATAATCCTTGGGCTAAAGGAGAGAAACAAGAAGAAAATGTTGCTATGTTGATGCAGTATTTTCAGGTTAATGAACAAGTAGCAGAATCGTATATGAAATGTATTTCCGACGAGGAATTAGAAGCTATCAAAGAAGACACTAAAATTGGTGGTAGACAATAATAACATAAATTGTTAGCATGCCTTTTAAGGAGGATACAATGAAAACATTCAAAGAGTTTAGAAGTAATTCACTATGCGAAATGTCTAATTTATATCCTAACAAAACAGGCTTAGGTGTAGTTATTTGGATTAGTCCTAAGTACGGTAGCAAAGGTAAGTTAAGAATTAAAGTTGGGGACAATTTAAAAGAAGTTTTATATGATATGAATACCCATTTGTCTGATTGGAGTGGTGCAAAAGAATATGTTTCGCGATATAAGGATAAAGTTGACGATTGGGTAATAAGTAATTTTGATATTTTATTGAAACATTGGAACAAAGAATACGATGGCGCGGATGTAGTTTTAGCATTAAAATCTGCCGGTGCTATCAAATAAGACACAAGTTATATTATGGCGTGTAGTTCAGTTGGCAGAACAGGTGACTGTTAATCACCATGTCGCAGGTTCGATCCCTGCCACGCCAGCCAATTTTAAACAAATGCGCTTGTGGCTCAACTGGATAGAGCAATGGATTTCTACTCCATAGGTTGCAGGTTCGAGTCCTGCCAAGCGCACCAAACACAAAAGGAAAGAATAACATGGAAGAAATTGAAGATTGGTCAGAAGACGAATTAGTACAAGTAGAATTGCCTAACCCAGATTACTTTAATCGTGTAAAAGAAACCCTAACACGAATTGGTATTTGTAATGTGCGAGACAAGAAGCTATGGCAAACTTGTCACATCATTGAACAGAATGGACTATACTACATTGTTCATTTCAAAGAAGTGTTTTTGTTGCAAGGCAAAGAAGCAAACTTAGAAGATGATGACATTGCTCGTCGTAACTGTATCATTGATATGTTACAGACTTGGAACTTAGTTAAAGCAGTTTCTCCTATTCCTTTTAATAAGGAAGACCGCCCTCGTATTTTTGTTTTGAAGTATGCAGAAAAGAAAGATTGGAAATTATATAATAAGGTGGAAGTTTAAACATGAAAGGTACAGTTGCAGAAATAAAAGACTACGTTGAATCAAAGATGCCTAAATTACCAGAACTAGGTGTTCATAAACTACATGATAGCGTTAAACTACCAAGTTTCGGAACTACTGATGCAGCTTGTTTTGACATCAGAGCATGTTTATCACATGTTAAAACTGCTAAAGCGTTTAGTTCTTATAACCGTAAAGAAGATGCTAAAGTTAATAGTATGAACGGCAACAAGTATCTAACCATTTATGCTAACCAACGTGTTCTAGTTCCTACAGGAATTATTTTTGATATTCCTACAGGGTACTCATTACGACTTCATATGCGTTCAGGTATTGCATTTAAACGTGGTCTAATTCTTTCTAATGCGGAAGGCGTCATCGATGCGGATTATGTCCTAGAATCATTTGTTATGATGACCAACACTACAGAAAGCACAGTCCAAATTGAAAATGGCGAACGTATTTGTCAAGGCGAATTAGTTAAAATTATCAACACTAATATTGTTGAACAGAAAGAAGTGCCTACTACAGATAGTAACCGAACAGGCGGATTTGGTTCAACGGGTACAGCATGAAGGCAGTATTCGATAACTATGATTTCAGAGCAATTCTTGCAATGGATAACGAAGGGTGTATCGGTAAAGGAAACGAGTTGCCGTGGGAACATGAACCTGCCGACATGAAGAATTTTAAAGAACTGACTACAGGACATGCAGTCTTAATGGGCAAGAAAACATGGGATTCTTTACCTGAACAATATCGTCCACTTCCTAACAGACAAAACATTGTCTTAACGTCTGACCCAAAATCTGTCATAGGATTAGGACGTGACGATGTTGCAATTCCTTCTTTAGAGATGTTGAAACACTATGTAGCATCCGGCACTAGATTATTTCTTATTGGCGGCGCTACAATGTACGACCAATTCGTCGAATATGCTAAAGTTATTCATTTGACGGAGTTTGATTATACGTTTGAGGGTGATGTGTTTCTTAGTGATAAAGTTATGAACGAGATTGGCGCAAGGGCTGCTATCGTAGGAAAGTCATCATATCATGTTTCTAAACACGGATATTCTTTTGATATGTTTGGTTTAGTAGAATGAACGATACTACATTTAAACAAAAACGTATATTGGTTAGGTTTGCTAATAAGGACGATATGGGAGAGTTTTCTAAACTTATTGGCGTGCAGCTGCATAAAAAGATAACTAATTTCACATATAAGCAACCACATGGTGATAATAAAAATGACAACATTTGATTTAGGGTGTAGCACATCTTCTATAGAACTAACCGAGCAGTCTAATTGGTGGGGTATGCCAGAATTTGTCCAGCATAACAACGAAGAATACCACATGGTTGAAATACTAATCAACACCGAAGAAGACTATGCTCATTTTGCTAAGGCTATTGGGCAGCCTTTGACTGACAAGAGTATTTCTATATGGCATCCGAGACTTAAAATGGGGACACGCGGGAGGAATATAAACCATAGGTATATTGGTGAAGCAGTTGAAAATAGATTCCCAATATATGTTGTGAGTAAGGGTAGGTTCGACAATAGACTAACATCCGACGCTTTGGTTCGTATGAATATTCCTCACTATATTGTAGTTCGCGAAGAAGAATACGACGATTATGCGTCACGTGTTGACAGTATGGTCACTGTAATAATTTTGCCGCAGAGTTTCATTTCAAGTTATGATACATTGGATGACCGTGGCGATAGTATAGGCGTAGGACCAGGTTCTGCCAGAAACTTTGCTTGGACACATTCAATCGAAAATGGGTTCACCCATCACTGGGTTCTTGATGATAATATGGGAAGCTTCTTTAGGTTGAACCGCAATAAGAAAGTCACCGTTGATACATCATCAACCTTCGCAGCAGCTGAAGATTTCGTGCTTCGATATAAGAATATAAAAATAGCAGGTATGAATTATGCCATGTTTTGTGTAGCTAATAGCGCAATGCCCCCATATGTGACGAATACACGAATTTATAGTTGCCTATTCATTGATAATAGTTGCACACATAGATGGCGCGGTAGGTATAATGAAGATACTATTTTATCTTTAGATGTACTTAAAGACGGTGACTGCACTGTGCAATTTAATGCATTTTTATGTGATAAGCAGACTACACAAACCATGGGTGGTGGGAATACAGAAGAATTCTATGCCAAAGAAGGCACACTGAATAAATCAAAAATGTTAGAAGATGTTCACCCTGATGTGTCAAAGGTTGTATATAAATTTCATAGGTGGCATCACCATGTAGACTATAGTGGGTTCAAACAAAAACTAAAGTTGTTGGACAATGTCGCTATTAACCCGGGTAACAACGAATATGGGATGGTGTTTGTGGATAAGGGGATTACTTCTAATGAGTGATGTTGTATGGATTGGATTATCAGGTAGAGCAAGATGTGGGAAGGACACTGCTGCAAACTACATTGTTGATAACACTACTAATGCTAAACGATATGCTTTTGCAGACAATCTAAAACAGTCTGCTTCCGTGTATTTTGATATTCCTTTAGAATGGTGTTATGACGACCAAAAAGATACTCGTGTAGTTCCTATGTGGGGTAAAACAGTAAGAGAGCTGCTTCAATTATTTGGAACAGAGTCTACTCGTAATGTGTATGGTGCAGACTTTTGGATCACGCGTTTGAATAAACAAATAATTGAAGAAAACTACATTCCTATTATTTCTGATGTTAGATTTAATAATGAAGCAGAATGGATTATTAATAACGGCGGTATTATTATTGATGTTAATCGTAGTGTTGGTGATGTTACAAGCCATACAAGCGAGAAAGGCATTAATAAACATCTTATAACACATACTATTTGGAACGACAGCACTAAAGAAACCTTTCAT